TTTTGACTTCCTTTGCTCTGATTACACGACCTACATGCGGGAACGCAGTTGCAAGTAATATCATTACCTCCCATTGTTCTGGGATGTACATGGTCAATGGTAAGATCATGTTCATAATGTTTTTGTCCACAATAGATACATTCATAATTGTTTGCTTCCTTAATAGATTTTCTCCAAAGACGTTTTGCATCAGATGAGGTCATAACTATAAGGTTTTGTAAGTAGTGTTCAGATGTTGGGAGTACTGGTGTCATTTCCTACCACGGTTTCTTGCTCGGTTTTTAGAAGGGTTTTCTCTAACTAATTTTCCAGATTTAGTATGTGAGAAATCTTTACCGCCTTTACCATAGACACCAGCTTTACGCCTAGCTCTATTTAGCTCCGCACGGTATTTTTTATTGATTTTGAGCTTGTTACGTTGCCTTTGTGCTGCGTTCTTTTTCTTCCGAGACAAAGGATTCTTACGGTAGTTACGGGCACTCTTTTTGAGTTTAGATAGCGGGAGTTTCTTAGGGGCCATTAGCGTGTTACTGCTCGTTGTACTGCGTCAAAATCAACCTTTGGCATTAGATCAGCTAGAGCACCCAGAGGAGATCCATCTAATGCTATGCCTGTGATATCATTCTTATACAGCCAATCAGCTGCCGCTTTAAGGTCTGCAGTAGTGGCTTCACCAGCTTTTATTCGTACTAGAAACTCCTCAGTAATTAAATTATGCAGTTCATTAAACTGCTGTTCTGTTGCTCTAGCTTTAGTCATTATTCAGGTAATAGATTTTTCTTTACCAGTGCCACAGCTTGATCATCAAGCGTGTTATCTGTGGATTTTGCCAAGCCTTCTAGCAAATCAACAACAAGTTGTTTAACTGCTTTGGACTTTAAAAAGGCGAAAAGGATAGGCTTCAGTAGTAAGGTCATTATTCTTTAGTAGATTTAGTGGATTTTTTAGTTGCTTTTTTAGCTTTAGCTGCTTGTTCTTCAGCTAATAGTTCTTTTGCACTTTTGTTAGCGTAAGTCATTTCTTTTTGATAGTTTTACATTTGTACTCTTGCTCTTTCCAAGGTAGTTTAAAACCTTTTACAGGAGTACAGTTCTTTTTAAAATATTCTTTGAGAGATTCCTCTCTGTCTTTTTCGTACTTAGCTATAGGTATTACATCATAGCACATATCTGAAACATGAGTATCAGGTTTTAGCATAAACCCTTTCTTCTGCAGCTCTGCACATTTCAATACTCTAACTAACTCATAATCAAGACGCATCTTCTCTTCTTGCCTAGCAGCTATTGACCGACATCTGTTAAGACCTTTACGATCTAAAGGTATCATAAAGTTGATTTGACCACCCCAGTTCTCACCTAAAGTATAACTAGAAGGACGCATACCGTCCGCATCTATATCATAAGGCTTTGTATGGTTTCCCATATAGAATGGTGAAAAGGTCATTGTAGCACCGTTACAGCTTATATTAGGACCGTAATGCTGCCTAGACGGTGCTCCATTGTTCTGGAATTGTACTGCTTGATTGGTTACATTCCCAGTGGCTGCTGCCACAGGATTACTGACAGCAGTATCTTCTGCTCTAGCAGGAGCTATTGAGAGAAGACTGATAAGGATACCGTAGTAGAAGAAGTGTCGATTTCTCTTTCTATCTCCGTTATTGACAGTACCTGACTTGCAGCTCTCGTTACCACTTCTAGCTCGAAGGGATCTCCAACTGTATGGATTGTAAATACTGAATCTGAATCTACGATTCCTCCAGAAGTTGCTGATGTGTGGGTTATATTTTCCCCAGTCCATTTGCTTAATGCAGACCCATAGGTTGTAGTAGTAATTTCTTCTGTAATCTCTTGGGTCGTTGTAGTAGTTGAGTTCATACTCCCTTGTGTGAAATTGGGAGTCATTAAATCTGCTTTAACAGCAGTTGGTGTTAGCAGTAACAGCGTTAACAGCCATTTCTTCATGTTTCCTTTTTTTCCTTTTTATTATTGCCGTTACTACCAGTAGTCAAACCAAATGTTGCGAGTGCTCCAGTAAAAACCGAAGCAGGAAAAGTTATATCCCCACCAGGACTCTTCTTAATCATAGGTATTTCTACGTAGTTTAACGTAATGATAAATCCACTCCAAACTACAACTCCAAGACGGACAAATGTACCAAGGATTTGGATTTGATGTTCTTGATCCTCTGCAGCATCTTTCAGCTTTCCGAGGAAACCTTTTTCTTCTGTCGCTTTTGCTTCCATTTATCAATCTTACCTTGAATAAATTTTTGTAGTTTTTTCTTGATTTGATCAAAGAAAGGTGTAGCTAGAGTGGTTGTTGCCACAGCTGCTACAGCTGCATAAGTAGCAGTAGCCACCACCTCTGCTGTAGGTAGTGGCATCTCTATATCTAATATAGGGATATCTACTTTAGGTGCTACTGGTTGTTCCTCTGTAGTCTCCTTCTCTACCCCGTCAGGAGTCTGTAGATTATTTGGAGGAATTACCATAGGAACATACCCAGGAATACGGGCTGTAGGCGGTTTAAAGTCGATTTGCATCGGGGGTAGTTCTTTAGGAACAGTAGGCACCTTCAGTTCAAGTTCCACTACCTTATGTATTTAAGCCAACCAGTTGTGATATATTTATTTGTTCTTTTTGGAGGACGACCTCTATGATAGAAAGTCCATGTAGCGGGGAAGATTATTAACTTCCCTGCTTCTGGCTTAACTAACGTGCCATCATAAAATTCAGTTTCTCCACCGCTGTTTACATCATTCAAGTACCAGAGATATGTCAAAGCTCTTGTAGTACTACTTAAATCTTGATTATTACCTGTGTATGGTTCAAATGCAAAATCATTATGCCAGTCATAGTAATCCCCAGGTTTTGTTTCCTGAACTTGATAACCAGCATCTTCGCAATCATCTGTTGCGGCCCAACCAACACGCACTGGAGTTGACCCAAGTTTATGAAAGTTTGTTAGCTTTAATCCTTCATTAATAAATTTATGATAAGCAGGTAAACCTGCCTCTAACGATTTAAAAAATACATCATCTTCTTCTTCCCAACCTTCGTTATAGACAGAGATATTTAAGTCTGTACTAGCTTTAAGATTCCTATCTACACCCTCAAAAGTACATCCAGGATACCTATTATTATCTTGTTTGAATTTTTTAATTACATTCTTACAAAATGATTTAGTTAAGGCACCACGCTGTTCAAATATGAAGGGATTCTTCTGAGTCGGTAGGCTGTACGTGAATGTGTCCAAGTTCGGAATGGATCTCTGAATTACGGTGGGTGTCATGAGTTTGAGGTGGGTGAGCTAAAACGGGTGTAAGTAAGCTTGTGCTTAACAATAAATAAATAAATTTCATAATTACCAAGGAGTGCCGTATGCGTCTACGACTTTTAAATTTTCAACTAATTTAGCATCTAAATCAGCTTCTATAACAGCTACTTCAGAATCTAATCTAGTTTTCGCCCATCCTACTACTTGATCTTTAGTTAAATCTGCATAGGGGACTAAAGTATCTGGTTTATCCAAAAGGACAGTCTTCATTGTATGATTAGACTTATCATTATCAATGGATATATCAAGGAAAACCTCAGAGACATATCCATCGGATACATCTCTTTTAAGGTCTTTTATTTCGTATATATAAGTATTAGCCATAATTAAGATTTCATAATGTAGCAAAGAGCATAGTAAGGAGGTCTGTTCTCGTGAGAAGCAGTATTACCAGAGTTACCTGTGTTACCACTAACTGACACAGAAACTGAGTGAGTATGGTTCGCACTCTCATTACCTGTGTTACCACTTACGTTGTGGTTATGGTCATTTACGCTGCCAGAGTTACCAGACATGTTGTGGCTGTGGTTACCAGTGTTAGTAGTATTACCACTTAGAGTGTGAGAATGATCCCCACCTGCAGCTGTATCAGTAGCATTATATGTATTTACATCCCAAGGATAACCTTTTATGTTACTCCTATGTGGGTTCCAAGGAGCAGAGTTAGGTGCTGAACCAGGAGCCTGAGTCGTAGTCTGGGTATGGGCATGGTTCCCACTGTTACTGGTGTTACCACTTAAACCGTGGCTGTGTGCTCCAGTATTACTTGATGAGTAGTTACCTGCACCGTGGGAGTGACCACCAGCGTTGCCTGAACCGAGGTTTGAACCAGAGTGAGTATGGTTAGCACTCTGATTACCTGAGTTAGCGTTACCTGTAGCAGAGAAACTGTGTGAGTGGCTAGTTATTTGGTTAGCACTTAGTGTTACAGTATTTGCACCACCAGTTGCACTTACGTTATAAGAACTACCAGCACCAACAACAAATCTGTCTCTTAAATCAGGTGTACCATTTGATCCGTTACATAACACCCATCCAGAAGGGATAGAGCCAGTAGAACCTGACCAAATAAGAATCATACCCTGAACAAAGGAGACAATACCAGTTAGGTTTGCTCCACTTACTGCAGGTAATGTAGCAGGGAATCTAGCGTCAGGTATTGTACCAGAAGAAAGATTACTTGCGTTTAACGAGTTAATAACAGAAGAAGTTACATAACTAGCTCCATTAGTTAACTGGTTGTTATTAGTAACATTAGTTGCTGACGCTGCAATACCATTAAGCTTACTATGATCAGCATCAGTGAATACATTACTATCGGAAGCTGACTCTACAAGAGTTCTGATTTCTGAAGCTGATTGATCGGCAGTTGCACTAGCTTCAATACCATTTAACTTGGTATGGTCAGCATCTGTAAATACGTTTGAATCAGTAGCTGCTTCAACTGCTGCTCTGATTTCTGCATTGGTTTGATCTGCTGTAGCACTTGCTTCAATACCGTTTAATTTAGAGTGATCAGCGTCAGTGAATACGTTGGAGTCAGATGCTGCTTCTACTGCTGCTCTGATCTCGGCATTTGTCTGATCTGCTGTAGCAGAAGTTTCTATTCCATCTAACTTTGTCTTATCTGCAGCAGACATAGAACCAGGAACACTGGTAGTAGCAGCAACTAATTTACTACCTGCTATCGCTGCACTTGCGTTAATATCCGCATTAACTATCGTTCCGTCAACTATGTTTGCACTAGCTACGGTTACGTCTGTTGGTAAAGCTCCAGCAGCAATCTTAGTTGTTGCTATGGAATCTGTACCTAATCTTCCAGCAATAGAAGCTGAAGATACGTTTGCCATATCTTCTGCTGCTATAGGATGTCCTCCTGCTGTTGAGCCGTCATGTACGACAAGAGTTTCCTTATCAGTATCGACAGTAACTTCACCTTCGGCTCCTGTGAAACTACTATGTTGTGAGGTTGTACCTCGTCTTAGTTTTAATAATTTTGCCATTTATAGGGTTCCAAAGTCGAGTTGTAAGTTTGTACCATCAATAGTTCCAGCTGTTACCGTACCTGTGAATGTAGGGCTTGCAAGAGGTGCTTTAGTGTTTAAAGACGCTGTAGTACTTGCAGCATAGTTAGCGTCATCTCCAAGAGCTGCAGCTAACTCATTTAATGTGTTTAGTGTTCCAGGAGCAGAGTCAACTAATGCATCTAGAGCTGCTTTTACGAAAGCTGTAGTAGCAACCTTAGTTGTATTGTCTCCTGAAGACTGTGTAGCAGCCGTTGTGGCTGTGTTTATAGTACCATTTAAGTCACCACTGAAGGTAGTAGCTGTAAATGTAGCACCATTTGTTATATTTTTACTGTTAGCGTTTAAATGTCCACCTAATTGTGGGCTAGAATCTGAAACAAGAGCTGAAATCCCAGGAGATATACCAGTCCATGAACTACCATCGTAGTAATTTAAAGTATTACCTGAACTATTATACCAAAGGTCACCTTCAGAAGGGCCAGAAGGTGTTGAAGCTTGTATCTTATACTCATTTGCATAGCGGTTTACGTCAGCAATAGAGCCAGCTACTGTATTAACATTCGCTATACTACCAGCTGTTGTAGTTACATTACTGCTATTATTAGCTACTGTCGTTACATTCCCAGAAATACCCGCTACTGTTGTGACATTTGCTGAAACACCTGCAACCGTTGATACATTAGAATTATTACCTGCAACTGTGTTTATATTACTGATACTACCTGCAGCTGTGTTCACATTAGATATAGAACCAGATACTGTGTTGATATTAGCTATATCATCAGAACAGTTATCCATAGCAGTTACATTAGCCGAGGTGGCTAACGTATTCAAATCAGCTACAACATCAGTAGTTCCTAAAATAGCTAGATCAGCTACAGCATCTGCTGTCCCTAAACGTCCAATTTCTGTTGCTTTACCAGCTACAGCTGTGACATTTGAGTTATTACTAGCTACTGTAGTTACATTAGTGTTATTATTCGCTACTGTCGTTACATCAGAAGATATACCCAGCTACTGTATTACATTTGAAGAGACACCTGCAACTGTAGTTACATTGCCTGAAACTCCCGCCACCGTTGACACATTACTGGAAATACCAGCTACTGTAGTTACATTACTTGATATACCAGCTACAGTATTAAGGTTATTGACATTGCTTGTTGTTGCAAGCGTGTTCATGTCACTAACAACATCAGCTGTACCTAAAGTATTTAAGTCTGTTACGACATCAGCTGTACCTAATATAGCCATATCAGCTATACAATCTGTCGTGGCTAGTAAAGCCATGTCATCTACTACAGCTGTAGCACCTAATGCTTGTATCTTTGTTATATTATCTGCACAAGTTTCAATACTATTACCTGTTCCTGTAGATGTAGCATCAGTAATTAAACCAAGGTCTTCTGTATATGTAATGTTTCCTGAAACAATAGCAATATCTGAAAGGACTGATTGAGTAGGAGTAACAGCTTGGAAGTTACTACCATCGTGTACCTTCATCGCCTTGTTGGAAGACGAATCAAACCAGAGATCACCAGCAGCTAAAGAGTTACCTCCTCCATCTGTGCTTGGAGCTGATGTTGCTATTTGATAAAGATCAGCAAAGTTATTAACGTCAGAGATGTTTGAACCAACTGTGTTTACGTTTGCTATACTATTACCAACATTATTTACATTAGTTATAGCACCACCAACTGTATTGATATTACTTACATTTGTAGCACAGGTATCCATATCGGATACAACCCCTGATACTGCAAGAGTATTCATATCGCTAACAATATCTGCCGTTCCTAATGTATTTAGATCAGATACAACATCAGCAGTACCGAGTATTGCTAGATCGGCAACAGCATCAGCTGTACCAAGCCTTCCTATCTCTGTTGCTTTACCTGCCACAGCTCCAATATCAGTAGCATCTGCCGCCACTGCATTGATATTTGTCGCATTTCCAGCTACAGCATTAACATTACTGATATCTCCAGCTACGGTATTAATATTAGTAACACTACCAGCAACCGTAGTTACTTCAGTAGCTTTAGGGACTTGTCTATGGAATGTATATTCATAATCAGTTGCACTTCCACCTCTACCACCACCACTATATTGAGTGGTTTCTAGAATCATTCCAAAAGTAGCAGCATATGTTGTGCTGTTAGCTAGACCTGTGATATGTACGGTTTTACCAGACCCTGCACCATTACTAATTGATGCCACTCCAGACCCATTTGATGTGAGGTTACTAGCGAGAGCCTTGATACTAACAAGAGTACCTGCACCATTATTAACATCAGGGTTAGCAGAGGGAAAAGATGTTTCATTTGCTATTGGTACAAACCCACCAACGTCATCTACTAAGTCAATAATTCGATCATTAATAGCTGCTGTAGTGGCGATTGTTACGTCATTATCAGGAAATGTATCTCCATCCTTAATAGTATCACCAGAACTTATGTTAAAATACCTAGCATCTGCTGCTCCAGTAGTGAAGTATGTTGTATCATTTCCTGTATGTGAACCCTGTTCAGAGGCGGTGATCTTAGTAGCAGCTGCTAAATCTGTGGCTGTACCAGCATTTCCGCTGACATCTCCAGTGATATTACCTGTTACATTACCAGTCACATTACCAGTCACGTTACCTGTGACATTACCTGTAACATTACCAGTCAGATTACCAGTCACATCACCAGTCAAATCACCTGTGATGTTACCCGTGACCCCACCAGTTGCTGTCACAACTCCTGTGAGAGTTGAGACTCCATCAACTGTTAATGTACCATCTACGTTTAAATTAGTATCAACATCAGCGTTACCTGTGACTTGGAAGTGATCTGTAACCTGTACAGTACCACTATTTGAATCTAATACTAAGTTACCAGAGGTTGTACTGACTTCATTAGGTGCATCAAGACCAACTTTAATGTTTTTTACTTGTGCTCCACCAGGAACTGTCTGCTGTCCTGTATGTAGTGAGGTACCTGTAACTTCAAAATTACCTGATACATCCAAATCACCAGCAATAAGTGTATTTCCACTCGTAGCATTAACTGTAAATTTATTAGTATTGACATCAAAATTACCATCTACACCAACAGCTCCACTTGCATTAACATCTGCTGCAGTTGTAGTACCACTTACGTTTAAAGTACCGCCAACTGTTGTATTACCGTTAGACGCAGCAACCGTGAACTTGTTAGTATTAACATCAAAGTTACCGTCAACCCCTACAGCACCACTAGCATTGATAGCTGATGCTGTTGTTGTCCCTGTAACTGTTAAATTCCCGTCAAGTGTTGAGTTTCCAGTGACATCTAAGGTTCCAGGAATGTCAACATTACTTGTCCATTCAACATTAGCACCACTTGACTGTAATATCTGTCTATTACTACCTTGAGCCAGTTTATTAACTGCAATTTCAGCAGTATCAGAAATATCTGTATTTACTATAGTACCATCTACAATCTCATCACTTGATATAAATGATGTAGAAGTAGCTGGTCCTCCGAATATTTTATTCTCTATATCAAACGCTTTGTTTCTTGCTTCTTGTGCGGTAAAATTAGACTCATCAAATGCCCTGTTGACATCTGTGTGTCTTATTGTACTACCACCTACAAAATTAGTATAATCACTAGAACTATCCCTAGTTCTACGTTCTATTGACACTACTGCACCTGAAGGTAAAGCAGAATTAAACGTAATAGTATTACTATCAGTGGATAATGTATAGTTTTGTAATGTTACCCCAGCACTTTGTGCGGGGAAATATAATCCAGTTGTATCATTCACCTGTGGATGGTTAGAGTCTGTAGTACTACCAGTCGCTTGACGGTACTGTAAGACTCTTGTGCCACCTGTTACTGTAACATATACATCCAGATCATCTTGGTTATTCAGTTCTATACTGACAGGAGTGAAGACAGTCGTTGAAGACTGACCTCCACTACCTACAGCATCAAATGTTTTTTTAGTTGTAACTGCCATTGATAATCAATGTAATAGGATTGGTGCCTATTTTGGAATTGCGAGCAGTCTAGACAACATTGCCTGATCGTTAGCACGACCTTCGTTCTTTTTAAGCTGCCTTAATTTAACTCTATCATATAATTCTGGGTTCTGAGATCTTAGTATTGTCATGGCTTTTTTCTTTTCTTGCATAAATATCCTACGGACATCTAGATAGAATTTCTGATCCATCACGTTAATACCATCTCGTTTCATATAACCTTCTTTTTTAAAGTTGAGATAATTTTTCTCCCAAGAACTTCCAGGTTTCATTAGTTTCTCTAGACGAGATCTTAATGCACCTTGACTTAGAATCTTTTGTAATTGAGATATCTCCTGAGAAGTTAATGGTTCTCCTTTCCATGTCCTCATAATTTCAGGCATGTTAAAGCTCATCCCTAACAAACCTTTCTTTACATAATCAGACTCATCATGCCAGTATATAGGCATAGGACTCATAGTATTGAAAAGTTTCATCAAAGGATTACCATCTGAAGGCATCCAAGGCTTACCTGATCTATCTTTATTCAAGACATCATATTTTGGAGCTAAGAATTTTTTAGCAAAAACATCTCTTTTAAATATAGTCTCCCATACAGTATTAGCTTCTTTCTGATTAGCATCCATGATATCACCTAATTGAGCACTTAAACCAGCATAAGGGAAGAACTGTGCTCTTGCAAATTTAGCAAAGCTACGTCCTATTGTACCTGAACTTGTTTGAGCATTAAATATATCAGCTAAATCAGTGACACCAGCTAACATAGATTTATCGACAAGAACAGCTGAACCCATAAAGATAGCTTTACTTATAAACTCATCACGTAAATCTTCACCTAATACATGCTGGTAATTGACTGTATTAGCAACCATACCTAAGATAGTATTAAATGGTTCGATTTTTTGATAAGAGAAATAAGCGTTACCAACTTTAAATGAAAACGGTTTCTTACCTTGAACTCTCCATAAATCTCTTGTCTCTTTATCTGCAGGTAATGATCCTGTTAAGTTTCCAGACAATGCCATTAGACCAGCAAGAGTAACCATAATCTGTCCTGAAGCTACTCTACCTTTCATCAAGGCTTGAGCTTGTGGAATATCTTGAGGTTGAATACCATACTTTTTAAGTAGCATAAATTCATCCACATTTGGATTCATTAAATCTTTCCACTTACCATGAAACTTAGCTAATACTGGAGTATGCTGCCAAGCTAGATCTAGAGCGTTAAGACCAGTCCTAACAAATGGGAAGAAGAATCTCAAACCAGTTGTATTACGAGCAGCTTGTACCCAAGCTAACTGACCAGTTAAAGCTTTAGTTAAAGTTGTTTCATCACCTGCTTGTTTAGCAGCTTCATCATTAACAACCCACATATCATTCTTATCTTTCTTGAAAACCATTTCACGGAAATTCTCCTCAGTATCTCTAGAGACTTTTTTGATATCATCTAAATCAACATTATCTTCTATAGCCTTACGAGCAGCTTTCATACGCATATCGACACGACCAATAACAGTCCTAGTAAAAGCATCACCAGCTCCCATAGCGTTTTGGCTATACCTAACCCAAGGGGAGTTGTTGAAATTAACTAAAACATCTGTCCAGTAATAAGCTAGTTTTTCATTCTCTGTAC